CCTCTGCCGCATCCTCGCCTGTCCAATCCGCATCCAAACTCACATATTCCACGACAATTCCCAATCCGAGGAGTTTCTCGCCCAATTCGAACAATTTCTCGACCGAATATCCGTTCTCATGAAGCGTGCCGATTTTCTGCATGCGCGCGTGATTTTCAGCGACTTCTCCAAATGTAATAGTACTCACCGTTGCTTTTGTAGCTGCGCGACTCATATTGCGTACTATTGTCGTGACGCGATGCCTTTGTTTCATACCGATTTCCAGTTTCAATTTTTTTATAAAAATAGAGCAATGGCTCCTATTTATTTTTTAGTTTGTGGGCGCTTTTTCTAAAAAGCGCTTACATATCCTCTGGCTTGTATCCCATATCACGTAGATATAAGACGCGATCAGGATTCCATCTGTTATGCATCAGTTCTGCATAATAAGTGTAACAGCGTTTCATACAACGCTCCCTACTCAAAGACTCCATCCATTCCTGATTCTCGCGATTCAGTTGTTGGACAATGTCAGGAGTCATATCATTGGATATAAATAGTTCGTTGTTGTGAGGTAAAACACATGCCAGTCTTACAAGAGTAGAAGGAAGGTCAGGTAGAGAAGTCAATGGATTAGACGAACAATACAATCGGTTCAATCCGTGGGGAAGAGAGGGAAGAGAAGTTAATTGATTCCCAGAGCATGAAAGATAGGTAAGAGAGGGAGGAAACTCAGGAAGCTTGATTAACTCATTATAGTCGCACATCATCATACTAAGTGACGTGGGAAGAGAAGGAAATATTGTCAATTGATTGAATAAGCATGTAAAAGTTTCTAAGAAGGATGGAAGCGATGGTAGAGAGGTCAATTGATTGTTTGAACAATACAGAGTCTGAAGGGAGGAAGGAAGTTCTGGAAGGGTAGTCAATTTATTTTCTCCACATCGTAACTCAATCAGATTCTCAGGAAGAGGAGGAAGCTCTGATAAACCCAAGTTGGTAAGATTGAGTCTTCCATCATCACAGTTGCGAATGCGTTCTAAAGCAATTTCCATGATGGGACACTACGTTTCCCCATACCCTCGTCTATTTCAAATTTTATATGGACCCTCGTCTATTTCGAGCAAAGACCTTCTGAAAATGAAATCCATGTGAAATAGTTGCGATAATTTTTATATGGTAGATAAGATATGGTGAAAAGCGGCACAAGGCTGAAAGCGGCAACGCCACGACACGACCAACGGTCGAAGAAAGCCAAAGCCGCGACACGACCAACGGTCGAAGAAAGAGTATCAGAAGATGTAAAATTTGACACCATCGGATCACAACCGCTTCAGTCAACACAAATGGACTATTCAAAGAAAACATGCGAAGAACTCAAAGCGATTTGCAGAGAACGCAAAATCAAAGGATTTAGTGGAAAATCAAAATCAGATCTCATCCAATTGATTCTTCCGAATGCGCCTTTAGCGCCTTCTGCAGCACCTTTAGCGCCTTCCACCTTGCCCGATTCCGAAATCAAAAAGAATTCATTCCATATCGGCGATAATGTCGAACTTATGAAAAAGGTCGCATCCGAATCCATTCATATGATTTATATGGACCCGCCCTATAATACAGGAAGAAACTTTCACTACTTTGATGATAAATTCGCCGACTTCCCCACATTTATGGAAGAGAGAATCAAAGAATGCCATCGTATTCTTACAAAAGATGGCAATATCATTATTCATGTGGAACCTCGAATCTCCCACCACATTCGCGTGATATGTGATAAAATATTTGGAGAAGGAAACTTCCAAAATGAAATTGTGTGGCATTCAGGCGGTAATGCGAAAAATAAATATCAACTCGGCAGAAATCATGATACGATTATTGTGTATAGCAAATCGTCCAAGTCCAAATTCTTTCCATTGTACACGCCATACACCGCCGAATATCGAAAGGGTTTGAAAATGTGCCCTCATCATGAAAAACAATACAGTACATCCGCCGCACATAATTCACAACCTGAAGTGAATCCTCGTCCCAATCTACGATACGAATGGAATGGTCATACAAAACAATGGTATTTCTCACATGAAAAAATGCAAGCGCTTCATGATGATCATCGCCTTGAATATAATGAAAAAGGAATTCCACGAGTCAAACGATTTGCTGATGAAATGGATGGCATTCCTATTCGTGATACATGGGATGATATTTCATCCATCCAAAATGGTGAGAAAACGAAATATGCAACACAGAAACCCGTTAAACTGTTGGAACGGATTATCATGCTATATAGCGCAGAAGGCGATCTATGTCTGGATCCCTTTGCTGGTTCAGGAAGTCTCGGCAGAGCATGCCGCAATAAAAAGAGAGACTATCTCTTATTTGACATCAATCCTGAAGCGAAGCAGGTGTTTGATAAAGAAGACGAATAACTTCCTCGGTTTTCTTCTCGCAATCATAGGTCTTGCGAATGGATGCATTAATATTTGTAATGAGCTGATCGGGTTTCTTAGGATTAATCAATGCCGCCACTGGAATACAGCGAATGGTGGAACCTGTAATACCAAAGGTAGGACTTGGTTTGAATATCGCAAGCATATCAAATTCATTATTTTTATACGCAACATGACCCGTGCTATTCGTATCCGCATTCTTCTTACTATTTCGTCTCGTCGTTTCAAAATGCCACGCATCCATCCGAAATTTAATTTGATTCCTGATAGGCGGCTTATCATCATCCGTCTTTCCATCATAAGATTCCCCTACTATATTTTTAACAGGTCTTCCCGTCTTTTCACTCAGCCATGTATTCACATAAATTTCAGCGACATACGCAAGAACCTTTCCAATATCCCGATGCTGCTTATTATCCATAATAGCATGAACAAGCCATGTTCTCATCACCGACTCCCCATTACCAAGCCACTCCTCCGCACTCTTCTCCGCATCCTCCCTTGAAATTGTCTTCTCTTTTTTCATAGATTGTTTTGCAACAGACGGCTTGCGCACCGTTTTACGTTCCTCACATGTTGAAACAGAAGGCTTTGCTTTCTGTTCCTCACACGTTGAAACAGAAGGCTTCGCCACTTTTGGCTTAGTCTTTACTACAAGAGACGTTTCCTGAATAGCAGACATGATATTGGTTATAGAATAATATTTCTTAACATCATTTCAATTTCAATTTTATTCATCATAAGAAAGTTTGTTAGAAGATGGGAATAATTGTTTCCAAATCCGTTGCTGAAATGGATCCATTTCCAATAAACCATGTAACAAACTTCCGACTCCTTTCATCCTGAAAGGATCTCATCACCACCTTCAAATTCTCTTTCGCCTCTTCCGTCTTCGGATAAATCACATTGATATGATTTTCAGCATAAAATTCCTCCAATTCCACGAGTACCGAGTTGAAATGGAATGAATTTCCATACCCTCTTTCCACAAGAATCAGTGGACCTGACAGTGTTGGCTTTTTCATATCCTTCACATACTGTTTTCGCTCTTTGCCACATAGATTATTAATCGTTAGTTCTGAATGATTGATATTACTGGAATAAATAAGAAGCGTCCCCTCTTCTGCAAGGTTCTCCTTCACCTGATTCCACACCACATTCCCCGTCTTCGCCCCAAGACCCAAATCTACAAGTGTTCTCGTACCCTTCGTAATGTCATACAACTCCTTATAGTGCGGCGAGATATAGATATTTCCACTCGCTGATTGGAAGATGTAATCATCATTTCGCTTCCCTTTCTGTATCACAATCAACATGGTTTCCTGTCCCGTTTCATAGAATCCAGGCTTATCCAATGTTTCCACATACTTGATGGTCGCATGCTTCTGAATGTAGTTCCGCATTGGCTGATAATACGAACAGTTATACAGCGACGTTGGAATAATAAATGCCAAATATCCGTCCTCTTCCAAGTGCTCCGTCAAACACTTGTACAAGAATAACACATAGATATTTGGTCTTCCTGTCATCGCCTCCGCATTTTTGCTCGCAAGCGCTTTTTTCTCTTTTGCCGATAAATGATCTGTCTTTAACACAAAGTAAGGTGGATTACCAATAATCAAATCCGCCTTACCCTTCCAATCAAGAAAGTCACAACACGTCAGATTTGCCTCTGGACACTGCGTGGAAGCAAACAATTCCTCATTCTTCTCCACTCCATACAATGTCGCCTCTGGATACAAACGTTTCGCATCCAACAAGAATTCTCCTGACCCAAAGGATGGTTCCAAGATTGTCTTCGGATTCACGCCACACTCCGCCAATTTCTCAAATAGCACATCACGCGCCTTCTTGGGCGTAAAGAAGATTCCCTGCTCCTTTCTGAGCTCTTTTGATAAGGACGCATTGAACTTCTTGGATGACTCTCGAAATTCACTCGTTGGTACTTCAAGATGTGGTACGCCTGCATCGACTAGCGTCTGGTGAACAGTTGCCTCTATCAACCGAACAGGCGCCTTACACGGATTCTTTCGCTGCTTATGTTTCAGCAAGCCAGCCTTCTTCGTAAACTCCTTCCCACATACGTCACACTCGCGATCCGACATTTCTATATCTCCTTTCTAATAAAAAAAGGTTTGCAGTCAATTTTTGTACCAAATTTGTCCAACCCGGGACTGCAAACCTTTTTTATTTCTATTTATTGTCGTTTCATGCTGATTTGCCAGGCAGGGTTCAGAATACCCTTATGGTTGCGCCAACGCAACAGCAGACCATAAATGGTCCCAAAGGGTTGGGACTCGTTCCTTACAGGCGAGGTCTCTCCCAGACTGTACCGACTCCCTTTCTGCCCTGATTTCAATTCAAGAATATTTCCATTCTTGATAGAATGGAATGATATTTCCGTCATTTCTTGCTCGTGTACTTTATCAATATGGAATATTCCATTGCTCCACAGCAGGTAGATTTTGTCAGTTTGGGTCGCCTTTACCTTTTCCGAGAACGCCTCACGATCAATGGTATTCCCATACGTCGCCAGATAATCAGCGATAGAGGCATTGACTACTTCATTCTTCTCCTTCTGAAAGAATAATTCACGGCTCTTCAGCTGAGCAAAGAAGGGAGTAATGGTATAGACGGTGTTTGTCACCTTTTTCAAGTAGAGATCACGCTCTGGTTTTGGCTCCGTAATTTCGGCATCACATGCAAGATACTTGTCGAGATATTTCTCATACCAGAACGAATCGTATGTTTTCTCAAATAAGGGAATCTTTGCTTGAAGAGAGAGGAACTGTGGCAAGTCTCCAATGTTTGTTCCGCCATTCTTGAACTCAATCTTGCGATTCGTTGTTCCATATTCGGTAACATATGTCACGTCCGCATCATAATTGAATCCTCTACCTCCACGTACATGGATCCGCGTCGAAGTATACTCAAGGATCCCTGTTTCTGTGGCAATTCTTCGCAGCGCATCGTTCCACGCCTGATGAACCGTTCTCCACGATTGCCCATATGTCTCGTGCTCCAAGTAGGCTTGGGGCGGCTGGCAAATCACCTTCAGCACTTTCTCGCGAACCTTGTTGGTTGCATCATTTTTATTTCTGCTAGAAGTTGTAAAGAACGCTTCGATGTCCGCTACGCCCTCCATATCTTCACAAGGCTTTTCAGGCTTTACATCCTTCATCCGCTGTTCTATTTCCGTTGTCGCCGCCGTCATAATTTGGAAAAGTTCATCGATTTGAAACGCCTTCAGCGCATTGATAATCGTATTGACATCCATCATGGCTGTCAGTACCATTTCTTCTGATCAACATTTGAATCAATTTTTTTTATGAAAAAAATGGGATGGTTGTCCCTTTTTTTTCATTTTTTCATTTTTTCATTTTTATGTTATGCCTATTAATAGTCAATCATTAGGTCTATCCACATGGGAGTTTCTGAAAAGCTCTTGTAAATGTATTCATCGCTGATCTGTTCCAATTGGCTATTGCGAGCAAAGAAGAGATTTACAAAGTGGCGCGGATCTGATTCATACTCTTTCAGTGCGTACACAAATGAATAGAGCGAAACTGCCAGAGCATTGTAATAGATTGTGTCCGCATCCATTATAATGATGGGTGCTTCATCCATGCTAAAATCATAGTTTGTTGAAACGATGCCACGAAAGGTGGTAGACGTCGTTGTAGCATAATGAATGTATTCAAAGTATTTCAGCAGATTTTGTTTCGCATCTAACTGGTTATTGGAAGGAACGTTGGGTAGAGAAGGTTCGCTTGCAATTTTCATCAGATTCGCCAGGAATAATTTCAGAATGTCTCGTCCCTTCGGATGATGCGCCACTGAATACAATACCGAAAACAGTGTCATCGTGAACGTAGCCGACTCGATTTGTCTTCCATTCATCTCCTCTCTCAATGATTTTCGTTGCGACTCCATAAAGATTTTGAAATTCGCATACATCTTGTTGAACGGCATCGCATAGGTATTCTCATTCACCTGATGCGAATAAATGAACGTCACCATCGATTCAATCGTCATGGTTGGGGCACCTTTCCTTTTCGCCAACATTCATTTCAATTTTTATTTGCGGGAATTGGATGATTCTGAGGCATTCTTGTGGCAAGAGTCTTTATTTACGATGGGTACGCTTACGATGAGTGCGCTTACGATGAGTACGTTGCTTGCGTTGCTTACGATGAGTGCGTCGCTTTCGTTGCTTGCTTTGCTTGACTCGCTTGCT